GAAACTCGCCAACAACAAGGACATCGAGAAGTCGTTGATACTCACTGAGTTAGACTTCGAATTAATGTCCATGCAGATAGTAGACGACTTTATTTACTGGTATGAAGAAGTGAGCTTGGTAAAGGAGGTGCTAGAACGTGCAGCTTAGTGACTGAATCCTAAAAAGAATCTTGAGTATTCACCAGCTAGTGCATAGTAAGGATAGGCTCAGCGCGTCCCGCCCTTCATTACATGAACTTCAAGTTCAAAATTGGCGACACTGTTCTCGATAAAAACGAAGCCAAGGCGCTATTCAGCGCAGCAGGTCGCACTGATTCAATCGTAGTTGACGTGGCCGACCACGTGGACTTCGGAATGATCGATGCTAAGAAGCTCTTTAACATCAGTGTCGAGACCAAAAACCCGACGCTTGCATCACTCGCTGCACGTTTCGCCATCGAGGGTGTCGAGCTTCCCACCAAAAAGGGCACGAAGAGGAGCGAAGCAAAGAAGCTCTCCCAAATTGAGCTGACAAACGAAATCGACTTGCCCTCGCAGGCAATCGATGCGTTGTGCCACATGTCGACGATTAAGGCAGTCGGTGCCGCGATGATCCTCGACAATCTCAAGGGAGGTCAGACCAAGACTCTTCGTCAGATCGCCACTAGCTCAGTGAACTCGATGGCATATCGAGGCTCAGTAAGCCCTGACTCTCAGTGCTTTAAGGGCTTCATTAAGGACGCGGATGGTCACTACCGCACCCTTGTGCAAAGCAGCAGCGTCCCTCGCAACGCTTGCTACCACGCTTCGCCAATGTATAGCTCCATGCGTGACGGGGTGGCTTTGCTTAAAGAATGGGGTCTGGTAAACCTGAAGGAGACTATCGAATTTGGTAGCCAAGACAAGGATCTGACCAACAACAGCAAGCGACTGCGTCGGACGGTCTACGCTGTTTCCCTAACCTCCAAAGGTATCGAGGTAGCGAATGAGTGGGGAGACATTACGGATTTCATCAGCCATCGGTGGAGCACTCGACTTCGCGAAAGGCGCCTCTATGCTGCGTAAACCAGTCAAGTAAAGTTACGGGGCGTCTTAGGCGCCCCTTTTTTTAACCTCATGAAAATCACCTACCTCACAGAAGATCAGGATTTCAAAGATGCTTTAGACGAGCTGCACCAGATTCCTAAGCTATGCCTTGACTTCGAGACGACTGGACTTTGTCCTCATGTTGCTAAGCCGAGACTGCTCCAGTTGTGCTCAACTGACGAGAAACTAAAAGACAGAAACGTCTACGTAATTGATTTCTTCAAACTGAGTACCACTAAGGGTCTTAAAGAGCTGATCGAGAGCAGAGAAATGCTCTTAGGTCATAACCTTAATTTCGACTTGCAGTTCCTGCTAAGTCTCGGAATCGACTTCAAGGGTAAAATCTTCGACACATACATAGCTGAGCGGTGCCTAAGGGCTGGCTTTAAAGAGAAGCGCATCAGCCCACAGGCTCAAAAAGCTTATTTCGCAGACGTTTCCTGCTCTTTAAAAGCTGTCGTAGAAAGGAGACTCGAGTTAGAGATTTCTAAGGAGCAGCAGGTTTCGGACTGGAGTAAGCCTGACCTCGACATCGAGCAGATAACTTACGCGGCTAAGGACGTTGATTTACTCCCTCAGATCGCAGCCGATCAGCTCCGGGAACTTGCAGAAGAATCCTTGCTTGATGTCTACTCACTCGAATCGAAGTGCATACGCCCCGTGGCAGCAATGTGTCACAGAGGATTTAACGTCGATGTTACTAAGCTAATAGAACTAAGAAGCTCTATTGAAAAAGAGTTAAATGAGATAACGTTAGAGTTCTGCACAGAGCTAGACAGCTCCCTACCTGCCGAACTCAAACTACCCCGAAGAGAAGATGGCTCCCTGGCAATCGGAAAGAAACAAAAGAAGGAGTTTAATCCAGGCTCTGGAGTCCAGTGCACCAAATGCTTCCAGGCTCTTGGCATTGAACTACCAGTTAACCCAGGAACTGGAAAAAGCACGCTTAACCAGGTGCAGCTCGCGGAATTCGACAGCGATGACCCGCTTCTAAACCTTTATAGGAAACGCACTAAGGTTGAGACACGCCTTGAGCACGCTGAGAAACTCATAGCAAACATCAACCCAATCACTAAAAGAATTCATTCCGGATACAATCAGTACGGAGCAAACTCCGGGCGCTTCACCTCAAGTGGCGCCAAGAAGACGAGTGCCAAACAAGTAAAGAGTCAGTTCGCAATCAACGCGCAACAGATCCCTAGAAGCTCTGAGTTCAGAGGTTGCTTCGTGGCCACGCCTGGTTACGAACTGATCATCTGCGACTTCTCTCAAATCGAGCTCAGGCTAGGTGCGGAGTTAATTGGTATACCTCAGATGATCAAAGCCTTCAAAGAAGGGCACGATCTCCACACGGTGACTGCGAGTTTGATCTATAAGGTGCCACTGGAAGAAGTACAGAAGCACCAAAGGCAGGAAGGAAAGACACTAAACTTCGCATTGCTGTATGGAATGGGTTTCAGAAAATACAAGACCTACGCAGCTCAAAGCGGCAAAGTCATAACGTTATCGGAAGCTAAGGTAGCGCACACAGCGTTCCACAATGCTTACCCTCGCCTGAAGCAATGGCACCGCGAGAGAGCGGCCATGGTCGAAGACGGTTGGACTTATGTGAGGACGCCTCTGGGTCGGAGGCGTCTACTGAGCTACGACGACGCGACAATGACTGCTTGTGCCAACACACTCATCCAAGGGGCGGGCGCAGACATACTCAAGCTGTCTCTAGCGAAACTAAACCCCTACCTCACAGAGGGTGTGAACCTAATCGCTTGTGTACATGACGAAATTGTCTTGGAAGTCGAAACCGATAAGGTCGAAGAGTATAAACTCACCCTTGAACGCTGCATGAAAGAAGCAGCGGAGACAATCCTGAAGGAAGTGCCAGCTAAGGCTGACGCTAGCCACGGGGGCAACTGGTCAGACAAATGAACAAGACGGCTAAGCGCACCAGACCTCTTTCCCCTAGCAAGTTCAAGGTGGGTGATCGGGTTACGGAAACTCATAAAAACATCACGTTCATCGGGGACTTCACGGATAAGAAGAAGACTGATCTTGTGCGCCATATCTCTACCGACGCACGGAAGGGGACGGTCAAAGAAGTCTTCGTCAAGACGAACGCTCGCGGCGACCGTCGCCATTACGCCAACGTCTTGTGGGATGGCTTCAAGTCCACGGCGGAGCACGAGCAAAGCAGACTCTCGTTGCACGTCGGCGAGACGCTTAAGCAAGAGAAGACTCCCGTAATTAAAAGTAAAAAGCCGTCGGAGGCTAAGGGAAAGAAACAAGCTGGTGTCCAGATCTTGAATCTAGATGTGTCAGACACGAAAGAGATATTCACAGCTAAGACAGAAGAAGGCTATGTAGGTTGCTTACGAACTGACTCCACAATCTGCCTAACTGTCGAGGTCTACAAAAGTGCTCTAGAGGCAGCAAACAACGCCCGTAAGCTCAAGAAAACGCTGGACGGAGGGAGTAAAGAAAAATGTAAAGAAACACAAAAGAAGCTGACTAAAGACAAAAACTATGTAGTCAAACAATCAACTAAAAAGGTAGTCTTAAGGTCGAGATTGTACACTCTCGAAGAGACCAAGGCAATGCCTCTCCTGCGTTTCCAAGAGGTGTGGGTAATTATAAAAGACTCTATGTACGTGAGTAGCTGTCTTGATAAAGAACGAAGAAACTTAGTAAGCTATACGTCAGAAAAAGATAAAGCACAGTACTTTACTTGCCACGAAAAGGCCAAGATGACTATGCGCGTATTAAAGGGGGCCGTGGGTCCCGGCTTTGATCTAAAAAGATTTTTCATTGAGAATAAGTAGAATTAGAAGAGGTGACTCAGGTAGATGGCTACTAGATTTGCAGGTGACTTCTTCGGACTTTCCTTGGCTAGTCCGGAGAAGGAGACCTCGAGTCTGCTTCGTTACTTCCCGGACCTCCGCACTCTAGGAAGTAAGTCTCCTGTTGAGCGGAAAAGGGAGCAAGATGGCGCTCGCTTATTCGGTAACGCTCAAGCAGTAAGTCCCTTTACCGGTTTCAAGACGTTCGAAAAGCCACAGGGTCAGTACAGAGCTGCTCCTGTGTTTTCAGGTTTTAAGACCTTTGAGCAACCGAAGCAAGCCAAGGCACCGGACGTACCCAGACAAAATCCTGACGAGTTGGATCCTGTAATTCGAGAGTTTTTCGGCGCTAACTGAAAATAAGGTCAATTTACTTTATACTGATGAGATAGGTTTGCCTCTTCACGAGGTTCTCAGCTCTTAAGGTAGAAAAATGGCCGTCACCAAAGAGGGACTCCGTAAGGCAGGATCTAAGCTAGGAATCGACCTGGCTGGTCTCTTTGAGGATGAGAACGGAGAAGCGACTGGTTTTGAAGGTCTATTCCCATCATTCAAAATCACCTCGCAGTTAAAAGGGCGTAGTCCTTCCACAGCGACCTTTAAAGCTGCAGCCGAACCGGCTCGTACTGTCGAATTCGAACTGGCTCCTGAAATTGCAAGCGCTGTGTCTGCTCCACCTGCAGCAGCTCCCGCACCCGCACCTGAGCCTGAACAAGCTCTCAAGACATACTTCGGCACTGTTGGTGGTGTCGGTGTTGAGGACATCGGTGAGAAAGGATTTGGTCTGAAGGACTACTACGCAGCGATCGACGCTGGTTACGACCCGGAAAGCATCAAGAGCTGGGTTCAAAGCCAACGCCCAAACCTGTACAACATTGGTCCCGGTGCACAGGAAGTTCTGGGTATTCAAGGTTACGAGTCCACCACGCCTGGCTTATTTGACTACACCAAATACGGAGCTGGCGGTTTTGGTATGAAGGATGTGAAGGCTCTTCGTGCGAAGGGTGTCGACGAGAATACTATCCGGACGCTGGCCGCTCAGGCACCGATGGTTGGTCCCAAGGCTGCCGCTCAGTTAAACGTGGCACCTAGCAGGACGCAAACCATCACCTCCACCTACGATCCCGGTTCAGCTGGCGGTGCAGGTTTCGGTATGAAAGACGTTGAAGCCCTCCGAGCACAGGGTGTCTCTGATGCTCAAATGAGGGAAATTGCCAAGCGCTCTTCCATGATTGGTGGTGGAGCTGCTGCTTACTTAGGTATCTGATCCTAAAGCTGTAGAACCAGCTACGCTTAAAGGTAGCTGGGTGTTACAGATGAAGATCATCAAACGTCTGCTAGAAGGACGCCTTGGGGTATGGCTTAAGCTGTACCCCATTTTTGCTGCGAATGAAGAAGACAGGCGTCGAATCCTGGAGGCAGCAGATCAGTTCATGCCAAATGACGTGTATTAGTCACTGCCTAACAATTACGAAAAGATCAAAGCGTATAGAGTTAGCTATAACAGCTAATGACGCAGGCCACGCGCAAGCACAAGCTTCGGACATAGCTCGGGCTCTTCATGGGGAGTCCTTTCAGCTGGATTACAAAGAGATTGAGGAGGTCCCTTTGGCGACGCTCTTCAGGAGGCTGGCGTTCAGTGAGTTCAGCCACAACGAATGTGACGAGTGGATCGGTAAATTCGTTAACGGATCCCCGACGGTTTATACGCTAGGTCAAAGGTACTACGTGCGTCCCTTGATACTGGATTACCTTGAGATCAACAAAGATGGTTGTGTGAAACCTTCATGTGGTAACCGTCTATGCATAAATCCGTACCACAATTCTTACAAGAAGATGAAGGCATCAAAACTTAGCGACGCAGACACGAATTTGGTACTAGCCTTCTCAGGCCAAGGCGTCCCTGCTAAAGAGATAGCCAAGGCACTTAAAGTACACCGCTCAACGATTTACCGAACTCTAAACCGTGAACATTTTCACCTTAGGTCTAAGGATCACTGACGCTGCAGACATCGACGAAAACAAAGTCGCGCATGTCTTAGCTGAGTCCCTTCCCTCGAGCGATCGACGGGTCTCAACTAAGGTCCAACTTTCAATGAAAGAGGACCACTACGTCGGAAAATTACTCAAAACCCTTAAAGAAAAAGAGACTGTACTTGCAATCGGTCCTACCAAGAGCACCCCGGATGGTGTCCTGCAAATGCAGCCCATGCTTGTTGTCGGCAAAGACAACTGGGATGATCTCCTGGCGGTAAACCTTTTTGTATCCACAGGTGGTCTTGGTCCTACGACTGAGGAAACTCAGTTAGGCGACAACACTGTTACCAATCGATCCCTGGCTTGGCAAGACGAGAAGGGTGAAACTTCTTGGTTCAAGCTGACGGCTTGGGATGCTCTCTCCGGACAACTCGCTGAGCTTGCTCCAGGCACTCCAACCATCGCTGTGGGTCGCGTAAGTACTTCCGAAAAGGAAGATCGTAAGTACCTTAACTATGGAGTAGAGAAAGTTCTCTACCTCCCGCGCAGCAAGAAAGCTGCACCCGCCAAAGCGGCAGACCCAGATAAGGGTCGCGTCTCTACGGCTGCTCTCGGTTCACTGGACTTCTCTCTCTGATTTACGGCCATGGTTTTTATTGCAGGCAAATTTTCGGCTGATGAAATTCTCTGCCAGGTCCCGCCGCACACGCTCCGCGTCGATCTTCAAGCTCGCCGTTGGAAATCCGATACTGATCCTGACGCGGCCATCACTGATTCAAATGACAACGGCATACCCATTGAGTTCATCCTTCTTGGGTTTACGCCGTACTTCGGTAACCTCGGCATGCGCTCGCATGAAGAGTTTATTCGGATTAGTTACATTGGTGTTACACCTTCTCATCGTCTGCTTCCGCCACGCTGTGTATGTACAAGCATCATTAGTGGCAAGTCGAGTCAAAAGAACTTTATCTCGTACTTCCAAACGCTCTACAACAACCGTATTAATGTTGGTGAGGTAATTACCTCGACTAAATTTGTACAGAAGTCCTTCAACGAAAGGGATCCTGTTACGGGCGCAGATGGGGCAAAGATCAACTACAACGCTCTCGAATTCAAAGACCGGCCCGCTCAAAATGACGAGGAGCGTAAGCTCATCGAGGATATTGGGGCGTGGCTTGAGGGCGGCTCAGGAGACCTGGTGGCTGCTGCTTTACGAAGTGGGATCCCCGGTAGCAATCTGGTTGAGCTACCTCTCGGGGAGGATCATGCAGCTATCAAGGAAGCTTTTATGGAAGCTAACCCACGGCGCTTAGAGGGGGCAGCACCTGCTGCGCTTTCTGCACTCCCCGCAGGTGCAGGCGATCCCTCCGCCAAGGCAGAGGCATCTGAACCTCCGACCGCAAAAAAAGGTTCCCCCAAGAAAGATCTTTCTGAGGAACAGAAAGCAGCATTAAAAGCTGCAGGTCTGGATTTCTAAAATACGGACGAAAGCCTGAACATCAGGTAAGGAGGTAAGGACGCCTTACAAGCGTCCTTTTTTTTGCGCCTACCTACAGGTCGATGAGATCACCGAAAGAAGGTAGATCAACATTGTGCGTAATACAGTACTTAATAATGTTCTCTAGGATTCTTCCCCGGATCAAATAATTTGCATATACAATCTCAAGTATCTCCTTCTTCTCCTCAGAGCTGAGCTTGTTAAGCCCATCCAAAAAAGATCGGTGGGTAAACTGCTGCTCAAGAGTCATATGAGAACGCAGCTTATTCAACAACTGTTCTGACATGTCTGGCTTTTACCGAGTCCCTCGCTACATCTACGATCCTATCCGTAATTCAAATCTCATCGAGGGTAGGGTTCTTTTGCCATTCGATCCCACGGGTGAGCTGGCTGAGCAGGTCAAAGCGGACTGTGTGTCCGACATCCAGATCGGTAGATCAGAGGAAGACATCGTCAACCTCGAATGGTGGCAGAACCAAAAACAAAACGTCGACTGGGTCATAGCCATCACACAGGGTATGAAAGACTATACAAAGTGGATAACTGAATGTGGGTTACAGGTAGCTACGAGAGGCGTGTGCATCCTTGACAGACTTACTTTTTTAGAGCCCACGAGAGCTCGTGAAGACTTCTTACAGGAA